AAAACTAGCAGCTCAGGGAACTAGCGCTGAAATTGACACGATTCGCAGCCTAGTGGAGCAGAGAATTCTTAAAGCCGTTTCCGTGGGTTTTTCGCCGCTAGAGTATTCGCAGCGGGACGACGGCGGTTATAATTTTATAAAACAAGCTTTGCACGAAACTAGTTTGGTTTCAGTTCCGGCAAACGCGAACGCACTAGCCATTGCCAAGTCTTACGGCGCTAGCGCCGAGTTCATGAACAAACTAATCAAGTCTAATGGTCATATCACTGCGCCAAGACTTGAAAGTGAAATGCTCAATAAAACTATCGATAACATTGACCGTTTTTTAGAGCGCTACTAGACCGGCTTTTGCTGGCTGCCTAACTTTTAATTTTTGGATGACACAACATGAATATTGCAGAACGTATTAAAGAAAAAAAAGCCAAACTAGTAGCGATCAAAGACGATATGACTGCTATTAACAAAAAACTCGAAGCCGATTCTAGCTATGAGCTAACCGACGACGAGAGCGCCCGTATTGAGTTACTTAATGGGGAAGTCGAAGCGCTAGAAAAAGCGATTCAGAATTTAGCATTAGTAGAAAAAAGCATTGCAGCTAGCGCGCAGCCGATAACAGGCCAGCAAGTTTATCGAGGTATAGCCGAAGGGCCGCACGCAGTAAAAGAATTACCAGGCGCGCTGATTGCTAAAGCCGCGACAGTGCAGCTAATCTCACATTTAGAGAAAAAGCACCCCGATCAAGTTATTGCGGAGCGTTATCAAGACGACGACCGCATAGCGCCAGTGCACAAGTTTTTGGTGAACAAAACTGCAGCAGCGCCAGCGAATACGACCGAGGTAGGCTGGGCGAACGAGCTAGTGAACGACGACACGGGCGCTTTCTTGGCTTCCTTGGTCCCTGTATCTGCGTATGCAGCACTACGAGCCGCAGGCATCCCGCTAGACTTTGGCGGCGCTAACTCCATCACTATTCCGCGACGTGGTGCCATGGGCACAATGGCAGGCGCGTTCGTTGGCGAAGGCGGCGCGATCCCAGTTTCGCAGATGGCGCTGGCGTCTACGCGCATGAATCGTTTTAAAATGGCTGTAATCAGCACTTTTACGAACGAATTGCTAGAGCGTTCTACGCCGTCTATCGAAGCGCTAGTACGGCAGGCGATTGTAGACGACACTTCTACAAGTTTAGATAACGCGCTGCTAGATACCCTAGCTGCAGTGACAGGCGTGCGCCCGGCATCTATAACTAACGGCGTTACTGGCGTAGCTTCGGCTGGGACGACTGCAGCAGATGTTATTACTGACCTAAAAGTACTGATGACTACGCTGGCCACAGCCAATGCAGGCGTCAGACCGGTATTGTTGATTAACCCAGCGCGGTTAATTAGCTTATCTATGCTGACTAATGCGACTGGCACGTTTATTTTTAGAGACGAAATAGCAGCGGGCAGATTGATGGGCGCGCAGTTAATTTCCTCAACTAACGTGCCTTCGGCGCAGGTTATTATTGTAGATGCGGCATCTTTTGCGGCTGCTAATGATACGCCTATGTTCAATGTTAGTGACCAAGCAGTTTTAACCATGGCTAACGCCGACGGCACAGCGCCAACGCAAGCAGGCGACGCCACAGATGGCACGGGCGGCGATCTGGGAACAGCGGGCCAAGTGCCTCCCGGCGGTGGTATGGCTATCACGGGCGCAGGTACTAGCGCGCTTTCTGGTACGTCTACGACTAACGTGCAGGCGGTTAGCATGTATCAGACGTATTCAACAGCCGTGCGGATGATACTGCCGACGTCATGGGCTATGAATCGCCCCGGTTTAGTTAACCGGATCACTGGCGTAGCTTGGTAAGCGCTTAGTAGCTAGATGTTAAAAGGGGGGCACTTGCCCCCTTTTTCTAATTATAGACGGAGCGCAATATATGGCTAGGAATGTTTGGGTATGGGACGGCTTAAAATATACAGAGCTTAGAGAAGCCGATGCGGAAATACTCGTGAAAGAGGACAAAGCCCAGCATTTAAGTTATAAAATGGTTTCGTCGCTAGAGCTTAAATTAAGACGCAATTTTACGGGTTATTGGACCCGAGAAATGCGAGCGGAAGCAGGCTTACTCAATGAGCCAGTCGAGCTAGCCAGTAAACCTAAAACGGCAGCTAAAAAATCGAAACACAAAACTAAAACTAATTAAGAGCTAAAAAAATGCAATTCCCGGCGCTAAATCGATCAGTTAAAGCCGTAAGGAAAGCATTAGGCTTTCCCATAGCTAGCAGTGGCGTCCCTGTAGATTGGCCGTTTAATTGGTGGCAGCAGGGTAACAACGCGGGCAGCAGCGGAAAGAATATCACTACACAGGCTTGCATATCCGCATACGCCGAAACGATGGCTATTCTATGGCCTGCGCACTATCGATATTCCCCCGACAATGAAAAAACAAGGGTTAGAAATTCTGCAGTAGCTAAAACGCTAAGGCATCCAAACCCTTATCAAACCCGTTCTGATTTTATGCTAAATTTAGTCTCCCAGCTTTTTACGGACGGTAACGCCTACGCTATAGGCTATCGAAACGAGCGAGAGCAGATCACAGAAATGCACTTGCTGCAGCCGGGAACGACAACACCTTACATCGATCCCGAAACCAAGGCGGTTTTTTACGCTATAGGCTCTAATCCTTTTGTTTCAGTTGATTATCTTGTCCCTGCTAGGGACATACTACACGTAAAACTATACACGCCTAGGCATCCGTTAATAGGAGTTAGCCCGATAGTTAATACTGTTATGGCTATGGCCGCAAACAACGCTATAACGGCGCACCAATCCACTTTTTTTAATAATATGAGAAGGCCGTCAGGCGTGCTAAGTTCTGATATGGAGCTAACTGCGGTTCAGATGACGCAGCTTCGCACAGCGTGGGACGCGCAAAGCAAAGACTTAAATTCCGGCGGCGTGCCAATTTTGGGTTACGGGATGAAGTGGCAGCCAATGAGCGTTAATTCGCAGGACGCCCAGCTAGCGCAAGCGTTTAATATGTCAGTCGAGGACATAGCAAGGGCGTTTCGCGTGCCATTACCTCTAGTCGGCGACTTACGCTACGGCACTTACAACAATGTCGAACACTTGATTAGCACTTGGCTATCTATGGGTTTGGGTTTTGTACTGGAACATATAGAACTAGCACTAGATAAGTTTTTCGATTTGGCTGATAACGATAACATCGAGTTCGACCCGGACACACTTTTACGCACAGACTTTAAGGGCCGAATTGAAGGGATAACTAAAGGAATTCAAGGCGGACTTTACACTATAAACGAGGGACGAAGCCGCGAAGGGCTGCCCAAAGTAGCGAACGGCGATACACCTATGCTCCAACAGCAGATGGTCCCCCTAGGCTGGACAGAAGAACAGGCTAGAATTGCTGCGGCAGCAGAGCCCACTGTTGTTGATCCTGTCATTGACGAAGACGAAGACGAAGACGAAGCCACTAGAGCCGCCACTAATTTTTTGAGAAAAACACTTAATGGATAAGCCGACGAAAGCAATTTTAGGCGCAGTTTCGGACGTACTAAAAGACGAGCGCGGTCAGACCGAGCAGAAATTTACTGAGCTTAGAAAAAACTTAGGCGCTAGCGAAGCCGAGTTAAAAGGTTTGCTGGCAGGTATTACAGATGCGCTAGAAGAATTTACGTCTAAAGCGGCGAGCAGCGACGACGTACAAAAGTTAGAGACTAAGCTAAGAGATTACGTAGGCGATTGCCTAGCGCGACTTGCTAGCGATGAAAGTTTAACCCTAGCGATTAGCGATTTCAAAACAGGTCTTAGCGAACTAGAACAAAGCTCTAAAGGGTTGGTGCTAGAAAGCGAACGCACGACAGCGGCAGTAGAAGAACGCCTTTTAAGCGCCGTAGATAAGTTTAATAATTCAGCGACTAAGTTCAATAGTGATTTAGAAATTATTAATAAGCGGCTAGACGAAATGCCGACGCCTGAACCTGGTAAGGACGGTTTAGATAGGGTTTCAATTCTGCCTAGGCACATAGCAGAAAATACGCGGCTAGAGAAAAACGAGATAGTAATTCACAATGGCGGTCTTTTTCAATCTACGAAGAAGACGCTAGGTAATCCAACAGTAGATCCAATGGCTTACCAGTGTTTGGTAACTGGCGTCACAGAGATAAGATCATTACACAAACCAAAAGAGCGCACTATAGAGCTATGGGCGCGTCTAAGCGATGGGTCCGAAATACTAGCAGGCACCATCGATGCGCTGCCGAAGTACAACGCGCAGGGCGCTGAATCAAAATCACTAGACGGCGACTTTTACATCGACGCGGGAGAGTTTCATTATTTGGAACTGGGCGTTTGGAAGTCGTTAAGTATAGTCGGTGGTAAAGGCGACGAAGGCAAGCGCGGCAGGAAAGGCATGCCAGGAGCTGCAGCCGTAGGCATAGACGACATACAGGCCGAAGGGCAAGCGCTTACTGTCTACTTGACCGACGGCACAGTAAAAGAATTTATTATAGACGTCATAGCGCCAGCGCCAGAAGAAATTTCGCAGCCGATAAAGCGATACGCGGGAACATACAATTTTAAAAATAGCTACGAAGCAGGCGACTTAGTAACCTATGCTAACGGCATTTCGCTAGCTATTAGAAGTGGCACAGCGCCCATAGACGATAAAGATTATTGGGTAAAAATAACGGCCCCTGCGGGCGGTCCGTCAATCGATAGCGGCGGCGGCGGCGGTGAGTTTAACAATAACTACGTTATAACGCCCGACGGCGAATTAGATTTAGCGCTGGCTAGTAATTTCGGTTTTGTGACCGGATCAGCTAACAATACTATTAGTTATTCTAACGTGCCAGCGGCGTCTACAGCTTCGCACTTGACTGTCTTAGTGACTGGCGCACGAGCTAACGATCTAAACCTACCTCCTAATACTAAATGGTTAGAAAATACAGCGCCTGCTTTTGGTTTTGAAACGCTAGTCAGCATTATGCTAATTAACGCAGCCGATTTAAGAGGAATAGCTTCTGCAGTTATAGTCAATTTTTTTGATCCTTCGCTTTTGCCGAGCGCCATAGCAATAAATAACAACGTCGCTTTGATGGGGTATGAGTGGACGGCGACGGGCTACGGGACTAAATTCGCCGATCCTGCAGCGGGATCGTTTGGAACGGGCGTAATTTACAATGACGCGGGAGACGTAGTTTTTTCGGCGGGTTCTCCCTTTATTTCGGCCTACGAATGGACGGCTATAGGCTTCGGCCCTAAGTTCG